AGAAGGCATGGGAGATAACGGCAGAATATACACCCGCAAACGCTGGGCCGTCATGACCGGTTGTTACAGCCAAATCACTGGCGAAACCGACGCCACAAAAGACGGGTACCGCCTGAATTACGGCGAGGAACGAATGCGAACCAAGCAGCGTACCGGCGGAGTCCATGGCCGCCTGTATATCGCTCGAGGCGGTTCAGGAAGCCGATGAGCATTCTGGTCACGTCGATATGGTGGTATTTCAATACGGCTGTTTCATGGTTGCCGAGGCCGATCATGTCGATTTGGTCGACATACGGGGCGAATACGGCTTCGGCTTTTTCGAGTGCGGCGTTGATTTTACCGTCCGTGTCGCCGGAATCGTTTCCCCGGGTGTACCGTTTCAGGTCGCTGGGCAGGATACAGCCGAATACGTCGCCATTGATGAGGATTCGGGCCTTGTCGCGCTTCGCGCGGTCGAAGTCACGGGCGAATAGCTCCTGATCGAATCCTGGTTCATCGAAATGGATGTCCGATGCAAGGAAAAACGGGAACTCGTCCGGCTTGACTGTTGCTTTATACTTATGCTTGAAAACGTGGCTTTCCATTGTGTCCCCTTAATATTTTACGGTTACGCCTATTTTGAATCCGGTATAATTTCCGGTAAGGAATCCCGTTGCGAATCCAGCGGCGAAGTCAATCAGCCGGTCTTGAAGACGCCCTTGCTTGTAATTCTTCCAGTAGGCTTCTATCTCGGTCTGCAAGGCTTTTCTGCTCTCCAATATTGACCGATCTTGCGTCAAGACTTCCTTCTCGCGTGTCAATGATTCCCTGTCGAGTATCAAGGCTTGCTCCTGCGTCTTTATCGAGGCTTCGCGCTTTGTCAAGTTGTCCATCAATTCCTGAATGATCTGTGCGTCCGTCATTTCTGCGGGTGGCGGCAAAGATTGCGCCGGCAGCGATGAGAATGCCAGAAAGAAACAGGCCAATAGCACGAAGGACTTTGCCGATTTTCCACACATTATTACCCCTTGACCTTTTTCACTGCGTCGGCAACATCTCCCCATGTCGTAAAGAACATGAGAAACAGGACGGCTCCGACCGGAATTCCGAACAGGGCGGATATACCCTGCCATGCCATGCCGAACGCTACTCCGATAATTGCCAGAACAACGCTTGACACGGCGAAGAAGGCTGCCAGGACGCGGCGCATTGATACTTGACCCTTCGGATAATCCGCTTGCCATGGTCGGAGCGGTAGATACCTACTTTCAAGCCGGAATAAAGAACTCTAGCGAAACTACCGAGGCCTCCGCCGACTGGGTGGCAACCGCCGACAACGGAGACGACAGCTCACATTATATCGACATGGGCATAAACTCATCGGTATACCATGTAACCGGAGACGTAACAGAGGAAAACGACGGGTATATCGATATCGAAGGCGGCGACCTCTTCCTGATTACCGAAACACCCGGAACCGAAATTCCCATCGTTGTGGGCGGAACCGATACCGCTTCCCGTGTCGCTGCCTTCACCGAATCAGGCCTCCGAATGGAAGCGGGGAAAACGATAACGAGGCGCCCCGAGGTGTATTCTGGAACCGGTTCCGCGCCTTCTCCGGTTGGACTCGCAAACGATACGCTATTTTTCAAATATACGCTATAGCCAGTAGGCAAAAGGGGATAGAATGGCCTTAATAAACGATTATTATTTCGACCTTGCACTCGCAGGAATAAACGACGGAAACCGACTCGATATTTGCAGCCAGGAACCAACTACCTATGCACAGGCAATTACCACATATTCGCTGGGAAATAAAACCAGCCTTGTCATCGGAGCACCAACCGACCGCACCCCGAACGGAAGAAAGGTTGTCGTCCCCGCAATTTCTGACGGCGCCGTAACCGGAACCGCAACCGCAACACATTGGGCAATTGTTGATACAGGAAATAGCCGATTGATCGCGACCGGACTCCTTTCCGCATCTCAGGCCGTGACTTCTGGGAACACCTTCACATTGGCGACTTTCGATATAGGCATTGCGGACGCATCGTAACTTAAGGGGATAAAATGGCACTTTCAACATTCGATGATTATTTAGCGTCCACAAAACAAATGGTTATACAGAAAAAAACCGCATCAATAACCACCGTTGCGCAAATGTGGTCCAGCCCCTTCCATCTCGCAGGAACCCCAGGAGCTGGAACATTCGCCGGAACCAGCACCACGGCCGGCGTAGTCCCGACCGACGCGACAACCGGATGCCCGATAATCAACGCATTTGCAGGATCTGGAGTCGGCAAAATAACCCGCCTTAATGCGTATTGTTCGGTATCAGGCCAGCTTATGCTTGCCGACATGCTATGGAAAGGCGGCGCATACCCCTATAATGCCGCCGTTACCCTTTCGGCTCAACCTGATTTTTCCTCCCGCGTTCCCGGCGGAACCGACTTCACCGGCTGCGAAATATGGAGCGCCTTTATTCTCAGGATTGCGTAGGAAACGGCCAAAATTATCTTTGTTCTGGCCCATTACGGTTACTTCATTATTCAATGAGGCGCCACCGCTTCCCCTGTCCTGGTCAATACCAGGGGTTTTATCATAAACTATTGAAGGTACGCCGCCGTTTTGCATTTGCGATACCGATGCTGACATATTCGCCTGCAGTCGTGTTAATCTTTGTGCAAGCGCCTTAATCGGGCTTAACCCTCTGTGTCTTTCATTGTAATTGGTAGTAGGGTTAAAATATTTTATGTAAATAACCTCTTCTGCTTTAAGCGTAAATGTCGTTTGCGTATCCTGGTACCTGTATCCGGTTATTGTGTACGGGAAATTTATATCCTGAATAACAGTCATAAAAGACGGGTGCAGGAAATATGTTTTTAACCTCCCCTTGTTAGGTCCAAGTGATATAGATTCTTTAAACATAAAAACTTCACCGGTAAGATAAAGCCATGTGTACATAACCTCTTTATCTTCTAAGGTGAGCGTTTTTAAATACTTGCTCATGTTATCCGTTGGCGGCAAATCTTCACCAGTCAAATCATTATACGCCTCAAGTTGAACCTTTGCAGAAGATGTTGCAAGGCGTGAAACAATGGAATAAACATCATCAAAAATTATATACGCTTCAATTTCTTTTACACTTTGCCAATTTGGGAAAATCATTGTTCGTATGCTGGTAATAGCTGAACCAATGTTATAATTTTGAAGCGACTTAACGGAATTAACAAGCTGCCTGTTTTGTTCCTTTAATGCTTTTATTCCGAAAATATCCATTGTGGTATGTTTAATAAAGTGCTGCCCTGAACCCTATATTTGGCTTTAACTCAAAATATTCACGCATCATTATCGTGTCTGAAAAGTCAGGCGAACGGCCAATTAATTCTTTAATTTTATCCTTTGGCACAACGCCTTTTTTCATATCGCTATCCAATGCTTTTTGCTTCACTTGCTCAAGCTCCTCTATAATCCATTGCTTAATCTCCTCCGTTTCACATTCCAAATATAAACCGTTTTTATTAATTCTTTCAGCTAATTTAAAATAGCATTGACTTTTTAGGTTGTCGAAGTTCTCGGGGATAGCGTTTCCTTTGGTATCAATCTCCCCGCCAGGGATAGGTACCGCTCGGCTATTATTTACAAAACCTTTTACGCCAAGCATATCAACAGGGCCGCCACCCATACCATCAGAATCCAGTAATGTATTACTTTTACCAGTTGCATTACGATGCATTGCAGCAGCAATAAATGTGGTCGTAATATCTAAAGTTTGCTTAGTATAATACTTCACCTTACCACGCCAGCCATCCCACTCAATAATAACAATCTTATCGCCACCAAGGCGGGCAATATCACAGGTTATGTATTTATCCCCTGGTTCAACATGCGTATTTGTAAAACAGTCCAGTATTTTCTCGTACTGAATAAGCGCAGCCGGATCGTTATCATATTCCCAATTACCAAAAAGCAACCTTTGTTTTTCGTTTGCAGATAATGATTGGTCAAGTTGCTCAAAATAACCCTTGTCAATCATTTTGTTATCCTGAATAAAGGCCTGGATAAACTTTTGATGCGGCTTTAATGTTCCGTTTCTGAATGGTACGTAATAATCTCTGTAAGTATAATTCTTTGATGGGTTACCGGTTTGTAGTAACTTTCTGACTAAATTATATTGATCGTTTTTCCACCTACCAATAGATGCGGCTAAGTTGTTTTTTGCCGGCAGGTCAAACTCGCCCGCCTCTTCAATAAACCCCCTGGTAAATTCCATTGAACCAAAACGCTCATAAAGCGGATCGCTCGGCATGTAGGCAGCCTCCAAAAAAAGTATCTTGCTGCCGTTCTTACACTCAAAGAAATTATCCTGCCCGTTAAATTTGCAGTACTTATCTTGTTGAATGCCCCATGACTGAAAAACCTTTCTGATTGTAGGCAAGGTAAATTTTCTAAGGTCGTTAAGTTTTTTCCGGCTGATAAAATATCTTGTATCAGGATAAGTAAGAGCATCCCCGAAAATAAGGTTAATTCCGGTGAATGATTTTGCACCACCCTTTGCCCCGCCGTAGTAAATATCAGTTATTGTATCGTCAACCCATGCACGGGCGCAATCCTTTTGCTTTTCGTTCCCGTGTGTATCAAATGGCAGGTATATTGGTTCAGATTTCAACTGCGGATGTTACGTTCATTAATGTATGTCCGTGTAATTTGTACAAATCCCAATCATTAGACCATGACCCGGGTGCATACATTTTTTTTAAATCCCAAACTTTCGGTTTTTTACAAACAACCATGCATCCATTGTCAATATTAAAAGTCTTATATTCAATCCCATAGTCTCCTATCCTCATCGCCCACTTATAAACATCACCCCACCACCGTTTTGTGATTCGTGGAACAATAGTACCTTCCTCATTCTCCGGCAGTACATCATGTATCACAATAAATCCGTTATCACTCAGGCAGCGTAATGAGTTTTCAAAATCACGCTTAACCTGGTCGGCGTGGTGGAGGCCGTCAATGAATATTAGGTCAAATTTTCTACCTCCATTATACATTGAAAAATATTTATCTGATGTCATCTGATAGATAGTGGTATAACATTCACATTCAGGATCTACGCCCTCTTTATAATTCCCGTCAATATTTATCTTATCAAAATTATTCGCCGGATTCTGCACCCCTATCTCCAAATAAGATTTCAGGTTATACTTTTCAATTAAAGCGTTTAGTAGTTGTGTGTGGTGTGTGATCATGTTATGGTGTTTTACTATTACTTTATCGCTTGTGGCATCTACTGAAGCAACATTTTTGTTTACCCATTGGCTATGCCAGTACTCAAATGTTGATGCTGGGTATTCTTTTATCATTGCCTCAAATGTTTATGTTTAACGTACTTAAATTCCTTGCTCTGTGAATAATCCCATTGGTAAGTATTAATCCAGTCAATGCCATAAGATACAAATGCAAAAGCCAACTGATCCCTGACTGACTGCTCACTCAACTCTTTCCACCACGCCTCATGCAAGGTAATATTTTCCGGTGTATTTTCACGCAACAGGATGCCACTTGTTATTATGCCGGTGTGCATCGGGAAGTTTAACTGCTTATATTTTAAATCCTGCAAATGTACTTTACCATTATCGCCACGGTTATTGACTATGCAGCTACGTGCCTCCGCATAAATATCAGTCCTTAACGGGTGCTTTGCACAACTGAAAGGGCTTTTAAATCTTAATACCCACCAATCGTTTAAATCAACGTTAATCTGAAAAGACGCATCAATCCAAATGCTAAACTCCCAATCAATCCAATGCATTATTTTATACCACCTGGCTAATCGTTGCGGGTTAATTCCATCGGGTACCGGTGTATGCACTATCTCCCAAACATCGGATTGCAATGGCTGGTCTGTGTAGCAGATAAAACGCCAGCCGTCAGGAATAATGGCAGGGGTTTTTAACTCTTCGTAATCTCCGAAGATTGCTGTGTAGCAGATTTTATTCATAGTTTCTTAAGATCATCAAGCAGTCCGTTTTTTTGGTTATCTAAATATGGCTTAAAGAATGCTTTATCTTTGTAAACAATCATCCAATGTTCAATCATCTCATCTAATGTTTGTTCTGTAGTAAACTCAGGCTTCCAACCCAGCGCACGTATTTTACTACTATCGCCTTTGAGGTAGCTTAATTCCTGAGGCCTGAAATGATTTTCTTTAGTAGCATACTCCCACTTCATTTCTAATTTCTCGTACACATAATCAACAATCTGTTTTATGCTCCACGTTTCACCCGTACTCACCACCCAATCCCCCGCCTCCGGTTGCTGCAGCATTAAGTGCATAGCCCTTACGTAATCCTTACTGTTTCCTATATCTCTGTATGATGACAGGTTACCCAATTCCAAAATATCCTGCAACCCTAATTTAATTCTTACAGCCGCATGACAAATTTTTTGCTCAACAAACGCTAAACCACGCCGGTAACCGCTATGGTTAAACAATATTCCGTTTGTAGCATGCAGCCCGTAACTATGCCGGTAAGTTCTTACCAAATGGTAAGCAGATAGCTTTGCGCAGCCATAAGGGCTAACAGGGTGCATAGGCGTAGTTTCTCGTTGGTACCCATCAGCATCAACAGAACTTCCAAACATTTCGCTGCTGCTTGCCTGATAAAACTTCGCTTTCGGGCATGATGTACGGTAAGCCTCCAATAAATTCAACACGCCAACCGTATTGGTTAGTAATGTAAACTGTGGTATGTCAAACGATACCCGCACATGGCTTTGCGCTGCAAGGTTGTAAATCTCATCCGGTTGGATTTCTTTGAGTAATTTTTCAAGGCCACCCTGATCTAACAGGTCGCCGTAATAAGTTTTTACATTCAGCCCTTGTAAACGTATATCCTGGCTTTCGCTGGTTGAATGACGGCGAATGATGCCGTGAACATCATAACCTAAACTGAGTAAGTACTCAGATAGGTTTGCGCCGTCCATTCCAGAGCAGCCCGTGAGAAAGGCAGTTTTATTCATGAGCCCAGGTTTTTTGTTGACTGATATTTATTATTGTTGAACGGGCAACATTAAATCTCTTTGCAATAAACCCCTTTGTTTTCCCTATCGCTAATAAATTCCTTATTAACAATACATCCTCTTTTTTTAATTTAGCTTGCCCACTATTTTCACCCCTATTAAACTGTCTTTTGCCATGCTTTATAGCATCTTGCATATTACTACTACTTGTATCCCATCTAAGATTCCCTATATAATTGTTTTTATAATCACCATCATTATGGCAACCGTTCAACCCTTCAGAAATAGGGCAATTAAAGTTAGATAAAACTAAATGATGTACTTTATACTGTTTTCTTTTACCGTTATTATGAAGTGTTACTAATAGCCGGTGCCCATCGTCCGTAAATTTCATATTCCGTACATTTATGCCTGCATATTTTTTATAGCTTCTTATTCTGCCGAAATGTGAAACTTCATACATTCCGTTATAACCAGCTACCGGTAACCATATTTCGTTTTCCATAAATTATTTTTTAAATACTGTCATTTGGGTAAGGTCAGGGTAATCAAGATATGACCATATACGTGGTGGTGTTTTTATTGCCTCATCTAATTTCTGTAAACCTAAAGCGGCAGTTTCAGGCGTTAAATAATAATGAAAACCTTGCTCAGTTACATCCTGATCACGCCACGATATACCAGGCAACCGGCCATCGTAGGACATTTTCTTAAGCTGGGTGTAAGATTGCTCATCAGGACAAAGTATCATGCCGCCACGCCCTAAAGAAAGATGTTTTTGGTATTGGAAAGAGATACACATGAAGGTTTCAACACGGTAACTGTTACGTTCCCACAATGTAGCTGAATCAATAACTCTTGCTGTTAAATAATATAATTTATCCCACTTACAATCTACCCAATCAAAATCAATATCTAATTTAAAAGCAGTCATAGGTACTGATAAATAAGTTTGTTTTGGTACGTCAACCCACATAGGGCTGGTATACCTCAAACACAACTCCAACCCATGCGTACAACTATCAACCGCAACGGCATACGGAGCGCCAAAGAACTCGGCAATCTTGTTTTCAAATTCGGTAACCGTATTCCAATCAGGTTTATATGATTCCTGGCTTCCTAAAATTTCACCTGTATCTAATCTTACCATGTCAGTATATAATTTGTTTCACGCTCCCCGATTATATCGTTTACCCGTGAATGTTTGAAATCTAATTTAACGAAATCTGTGTTGCAAGTGATATATCCGTGTTTACTTTTTTTCACAACTTGATCAATATACAACTTATTTTCCTTAATCTCACTCAATGCGTAATTACTTATTACCAAATCATATTCCTGCCCCGTTGGTAAAGTGTAGCATTCTGCCTGGCAATACTTACGCTGCAATTCGCAAACCTCGGGCAAATCAATAATGTGGTAACACTCAGGGTTATAAACATCGGTTATAGTTCTGCATTGCCCACCATACCCGCCGCCTATCTCACAAATACGCCAGCCATCCAAACTACCGTACATCCTTACAAGATTAGCCAGCACCCCAATATACTGAAGTGTTGAAGTGCTGAATTTCTTTTGCCCGTAATTATGCAAGGTAGGGCTGCCGTAAAAATCATTGGTAAAACCTTTGTTTAATAACCATTCCGGTATTTGCTTATAATACTCATCTGCAATACTTTTAGGACAATGCTCAAAAATAGCATGCAGCCGTTTATCCTGTTTAAATGTTGTAATGTTTTTTACAGCATCTCGGCAAGCCTGCAGATAATTTTCAAGTGTTGGGCCTTTAACAATCCATTTAAGCATAACATTTAATATTTAAGCTGATTAAATTACCGTTGAAATAAGCGGCGCTGTGATCGTCAATGTGGGCGTGTTCTGTTTTTTTATGGTCATACCGGCGCACTTTATAAAACCCCGCATCCTCCAATACTTTTTTTAACCCTCGCTTATCATAAACAGTTTTGTGGTAAATAGCCGGATCGCCCATCTTGCCGTACAACGGGCCTAACATAGGATCGCCCAATAACCTTAACACATTCCAGTCAGGTGTGGCAATGCGTAAAATACCTTTTGGCCTTAATACACGGTGCCATTCTCTTAATATCGGTACTATCTCTGCACGGTCAAAGTAAGCAATCAAATGGCTGGCATAAATAACACTTACTGTTGAATCTTTAAACGGCAACTTTGTAACGTCATGTAGTTGTATGTGTGGCATATCAACCGAATCAATATGTACCCAGTCTTTGCCAAAATCACGCTTGCCGCAACCAAGATGTAGTTTTATTTTGTCTGCCACGTTGCAATTTTATTTATGTAATCAATATCTTCATGGCACATGCCGTCAAGGTTAAGTTTCTTTGTGTCAAACCGGCGCACTCCTTCGTTGTGGTTGACGGGGGGATTAACAAAACCAATAACATCCCAGCCGTCATTCTTTGGATCTTGTGTTTCAAAATCCCAGGGGCTTAAGCCTGCTGTTAAGTATTTAAGCAAAAATGTTTTATTCCATATTGAAGGTTGGGTGCTTAATCGGTAACGGGATGATTTATGAGCATGAATAACAGAACCTACTGTATGTTCTCTACTTTTTATATCTTTTGTTAAATCCACCCTCCCGATAATCCTTGACTCTATTTTATAGTTACCCAGCGTAACCTTATCCTTCAAAAACGTATCTTCCATCATCCACACAAACCAATCAGGCTGCTGTTCAAAATAAGGCCGCAACTGGTCGCTCCACTTCTTTGGCCCCTGCTGCTCACCCAATGAAACCCATGTACAATTTGGCGGTAATTCGCATTCAGGCTTTGCATGGCCAACCAACTCAAACGGCTCGCCCCAATATTTGTTGTACAGGTAAAAAAATACTGGTAGTATGTGGTGGTAGTTGTCGGAGGTGGTTATGATTATTTTCAAAATACTATTATACCAGTTTTTAATTTAAATAATTTTTGTTGACAATCCTTATCTGTTAATTCAAAAGAAAATGGAACACGTTGCCATACCTCTTTACCATACCATGTTGTTTTTATCAACAACTCAGCTTCAAATCCCCATATTTTACCGTCAAGTTGTGCTGTTACTATTCTATATTTCATATCATCGTTTTATCATGCTGCTGCCCTAAATACGGACCTGTTTTAAATTCATACACAATACTGTCAGGTGCAACGAATAAATAATTATGCCCCCCTTGTAAAGTTATTGAACAATCCCCAGGCTCTAACATATCGGTATGTAAGACAGTATCATCCAAATCATATAGAATAACTTTCACTAACCCCGATATAACAACCCAACTTTCCTGCGGTATGTAAACATGATTACGCATCTGCATAATGTGCCGGTGTGGTTCAAATGTTTTACCGTTCGGTTGCCTGAGTGATGCACATTGAATAAACTGATCTGGCTCAACCAAATCCATACGGCCCTGCTGTATCTCACGCTTACGGGTGATAATGTGGAGTATTTGGGTTGGTTCTATTTTGCTGTAGATTTAATGTTGCCCGTTCAACAATA